CCTCTACCTCGTCTCCAAACTCGTATACGTGCACGCTCTACTCCTCGCCCAGTGGATCGTCCAAAGGGTCTTCACCCAGGTAGCCGGTCAGGTCTGCGGGGGCGCGAATCAGCCCGTACATCGACGTTAGGTCTACTCCAAGGCTGTCCACATTCAGGATCGTCCGCGTGTACTGTGCGTTGAATGCCTGCGTGATGCTGCCCAGCACGCGCCAGTCCGTCAGGTATCCGTGGTTGTGCCATGCGGGCACGAGCTGCGCGAGCGCGTGAGCAGACTGTTGATACATACTACGTGCGGCTGCTGGCCCTACTAAAGGTGCCCGGTATTCACACATGGCTGCAAGCTCAATAAGCTCGGCCCCCTCATCTAATGAAAGAGCTAAAGCAAGCGAGAGGTACACTGCGTGTTGCACAGTGGGGTGCCGGGGGGCGGTCAGGGTGTGAAAGTCCCACGCGGGGTTGATCGCTCGCGCGATGTCCATGGTCTTTAGTTGCCTGTTCAGCTGCCTGGCTTCAGCTACGCGCCGCTGCACATGCGTATAAACTGCGTCACGATACCTTTCTCCGCCCTTGACTACAGCTGCAACCATCGGGCCTGGACATAGCGCGTCCTCAATAGTCCGAACCAGGCTTGCTCCCCATAGTCTGGTGGCGGGTTCGTCTAAGACGGCAACTGCTGGGCAAGCAGCAGGTAAAACATACTTACGGGAGGTTGGTTCGACCCGCCAGACCTTCCCGTTCTGTGACAGGAATACCCAGCGCGAACCAGGCACAACCCCCGCCAGATAGTTAAGTGGACCGATTCGCACAATGCCTGCCAGTCGGATGACGGAACGAGACGGGGGGCGAGTATGAATCTTCTTTGCCCTGATCTGTGCTTTTGCCAATCCTCTTGCGGCTGGCCAGTGTCTCCAGTAGCCCATGCTTACACCAATATCTAATGCGCCGTCGATGGTCCCAAGAGATAGAGCACGGGTCACCTCAGCCCGCTCTATTCCAGCTGCATCCTTCCTTCTCCTCTCCGGCGTACTTTCCCTTCCGTGAGTATGACCCCAGCGTTTCTTCTTAGACATCTTATTTTCACCTTGACACTGTTGAGTGTATCCCCTACCTCTGGTTTCGGTGATGGTCAACCTCGACCACCTTATCTCACACAGTCTTCCTCTAGAGCTACTCTAGCTAACTACTAGAGCTACTAACTACTAATCGTTAATATGCCCTTCGGGCATTATATAGTAACTAAGTTAACTAAGGCTATTAAATGAATGAGTCGGATGCTGAGAAAGCAGTATTGGGTAACTTACTATTAAAGTCAGGCCTGACTCTTCATTTAGTCGAGGAGTCCATAACGGCTGAGAACTTCAGCTCTGACCAACATGCCCAGCTTTGGAGTTGGATTCAGCAGACCCGCAAGGCCAACAAGACAGCCGACGTTTCCGCCCTGCTTAGCTCCTTTGACGAACACACCCTTCGTGCTCGGTTTGGCGGGGCCGACTACATTGAGCGCCTCGGAGACTTTGCTTGCGTTGACAAGCAGCTGCCTGAGTTAGCTGGTCGCGTTGCTGATCAAGCAAGGACGAGAGCTTTGAAGGCGTCTCTTGAGCGGACGCTTAGGCAGATAGGTAGTCGGCCAGTAGACGAGCTGATCGCAGATCACGAGCAGCACGTGATGCGTCTTGGCTCGGTGGCGGGCAAGACCAGTCAGGTCATGCACATATCGGAGTATGCCGCTGACGCCCGAAGTCGGGCCAAGCGCATGGCTGAGGGAGAGATGGCGGTCGAGTACATCCCGACTGGCTTCCCGTCTCTCGACAGGCAGTTTATTGGTTGGCCCTTGTCTGCTCCTACTCTCATTGGTGGACGGCCAGGCATGGGTAAAACGGCGATCATTATGGCTGCCGCGCTACGCGGGGCCAGCACCAGCCACGGGGGGGAGGCATACGTCCAGGGAATCGTGAGCTTGGAAATGAAGGGAAGCAAGCTGCTCTACCGTCTGGCCAGCACATGGAGCGGTGTGCCCAGCAAGAAGGTTTTCAATGGTGACGCTGACGACGATGAGAAGCGAGCCTTTGATGAAGCCTTTGAACTCATTGGGCGAATGCCCATCGTGATGGATGACTCGGCTCGCTCGCTCGCTTCAGTTGTCTCTTCGATACAGCGCATGGCCAGAATCCATGGAGCCCGTGTGGTTTACGTGGACTACTTTCAACTCATCCGCTTGGGCGAAGGCAAGACTACCGACTTAGACCAGGTCGCTGACGCGCTACGGCACGTCTGCAAGGCCGAAGACATAGCCCTCGTCATACTCGCTCAGCTCAACAGGGAGTGCGAGCAGCAGACCACACGGGGGCGCAGGGGAGTGCCTTCTCCTACCCACTTCCGTGGGACTGACAAGCTCCTTCAAGATGCTCAGATGGCGTTCGCTGTCTACCGTGAGTTTCACTACCATCCACCGAAGAGGCCAAGTGGCGACTTCTACAACAAGAACGCCCTCGGAGCGCTTCACCAGCCCGTGGAGCTTATTGAGCTAAAGGCACGCGAGGGCGGGGAGGGTGTAGAGCTTAATGTGAGGTTGGACAATGGGCGTGTCTATGACCTGACTGACAAGGACTACAGCTACACTCCATGGGTTGGACGAGCAGGCTACCGCCCGAAGGCAAAGAAGGGCGAAGGGCAGCAGGCTCCTATGTCTTACTCGCAGCCAGCCGGGAGCGCGAAGGCAGAAGGCCTTGATCCTTGGGCGGGTCAGTAACCTTTACTATTTTGTTGACATCCAAGTCAGCGTCAACTATCCACTGACCACGGAACCGTTGGGTTCCTCGGAGACAAAATGAGCACCAAGCTAACTGACGACGAATACGCCAGCCTTCAGAAGATGCGGAGCCCCTTCCTGGACGAGGAGGTGGAGTGGAGGATGGACCGACTTCAAGGTCAAAACGCCGTCCTTCTTGCTTACTTGAATGGCCGATCAGTGATGAACCGCCTTGATGACTGCTTTGGCCCGGAGGGGTGGCAGAACAAACTTGAGATTGTGGACATGGGTGGCGCTCAGCACTTTGTAGCCAGCATCGGAATCAAGCTGGCAGGCGAGTGGATCTGGAAAACAGATGCTGCTGGTCACCGGAAGATGCACGGGCAAGGCTCGGACCTGCATGAAACTAAAGCGGGAGCCAGCGACTCGCTCAAGCGAGCAGCTGTCCTTTGGGGCATGGGCCGCAACCTGTACTTGTTGGGCACAACGAAGGCACCGTTTGGTGATGGCTGGCCCCCCAACCACATCCCCCGCCATATGGTTTGTACGGGCAAGGGCGGCGCTACAAAGGGCAAATGGTGCAAGGTTCCAAGCATCCGCGAGATGCAGCGCCACATGCTCACGATTGGTGATGAGATTCGCGGGATTGCTGACCCAGCGGATCGTCGCCTCGCTCGCATTCGTTCAATCTGCGCTCGGATGAAGTGGGGCAAGCCCCCGCAGGACATGCGCCCTGCTCGCCTTACTGAGGCGGCCAGCGCTATTGTGAAGGATGGCGAGTTTTCTGGCAGGGGCACGACCCTTCCGCCATGGGAGATGGGAGCTAAGCGCCTCCAAATCACAAGTCAACGAGCGCTGCGTTGGTTTGAGAACGAGGAGATCGACATAAAGATCTCGGAGTATGAGTCATGGAAGGAGATGTCGTCCACCAAGGCTGACCCAACTCCTCCTAAGACTGGAGAGGTTCACGATGCTCAATCTCACAACCCAGACCTACCTTGGAGCGACGAAAAATGACCGCCAGAACAACCGTTAATACGGCTATTTTAATGGGCACCCTTGATTGGGTGCGCGAAGTTTTTGTGGACCCAGGCAAGGCCAAGCAAACTCAGCTCAAGGTAAGCGTGTTGAACCGCTTCAACAAGGTTGAGCGCTTTGGTGTGACCATCTACGGGAATGCTGCTGATGACGCCTTGAGCCTGCAAGTGGGGTCCACCATTAGCGTTGATGGAAGTCTCGCCTCAAACAAGGATGACGGCGTCTACATTCGGGCCAAGACCATTCATACAGTGGCCCCCGCTGCCAAGCACACTCGGGGCAGCAATGCCTCATCCTGAACCAATGAAGATGCGATGGACCACGCTTAGCTTGGACGAAGGCCTTGTTGGCGTTCCAGACTTTGCCGCCATGGTCCGCGACTACTTGTCGAGCGGCGGGATGAACTTGGTGCACGATCCAACGGCTATAGGAAAAACAATCCTTCGCCAACTGGAGGCTCGTGGCCCACGCCCCAAGGGAAGCAAGTCCTTGCGGCTGTCCGGGTCCGGGTCATGCCTCAAGCGCCAGGCTTATGACTGGCATGGTGTTGAATCCAATGGGTTTGAGGCAGACGCCTCATCGGTGCTGGCTTTTGCAACTGGCGACGCAACAGAAGGACTGCTGGCTACCGCCATGCTTGAGGTTTTTGAGCGCATGTCTCGCTCTATGCTCTTGGATGAACGTACAGCCAACATCCACCCTGAGCTTACCAGCACAGGAGAAGGGCAAGACGAGGTCTTGCTCCGCGTCCCTTTTGCTGGGGGCTTAGACAAGGCCTTGCTTTCTCCGTACCCAGGGATCACTGTTCCAGGCCACCCAGACGGTCAGGGAGTCTTTCCTTTCTGGCCACAAGGCTCAACGCCTGAAGCCAAGCGCTTTACTCTCGAGATCAAGAGTATGAGTGACTACGGGTTTGACAAGTTTCGAGCCCACGGGCTCAAGGCGTCCGACGGGAACGGGCCAGATGGGTACTTCTATCAATCCC